TGATCATCCATTCATTGGTACTATCGCCATGAATATGCCGTTCCAGATTACCAATGAGATACCTACTGCGGCTACCGATGGTAGCAAGGTGATGTTCAACCCTGACTTCTGTGACACCTTGACAGACGAGGGGCTTCTATTCCTTGTTGCCCATGAGTGTATGCACCCCATGCTTGAACATAATTACAGACGGCATGAACGTACTCATAAGCGTTGGAACCATGCAGGTGACTACGTTATCAACAAGCTATTGATTGATGACAAGGTGGGCAAGATGCCTGACTGTGGCCTGTACGATGAGGATATCTATGCCAATGGTGGCGGTACTAGTGATGGTATCTACAGCATCTTACCAGCAGAGGATGAGGATGGCGGCGATGAGGGCTATGGTGGCACTGGCTCTGGCATGGATGACTGCATGGATGCCAAGGGTACACAACAGGAGCAGGAGCAACAGGCTGGCGAGTGGAAAGTCAAGGTTGCTCAAGCGGCTCAAGCCGCCAAGATGATGGGCAAGTTATCTGCTGGCATGGAGAGGCTAGTCGATGAGGTACTCAACCCCAAGGTAGACTGGCGTGATGTACTACAACGCTTTGTCGAGAAGGCTAGGACTGACTGGCGTACATGGTCAAGACCTAACCGCCGCTTCATAAGCCAAGGGCTATACCTTCCAAGCAGGGATGGCGAAGCTATGGGAGAACTTGTTGTAGCGGTGGATTGCAGTGGCTCTATCAGTGACGATGTGATAGCGCAGTTTGCCGCTGAGGTTAAGACTATCCATGAGGACCAGCACCCCTCTAAGATTACAGTGATGTACTTCGACACTGAGATAGCCCATGTCGATGAGTTTGCACGGGATGACGAGGTACATATTGAGCCACATGGTGGTGGCGGTACTGCGTTCAGCCCTATCTTTACAGAGATCGAGAAGCATGGCATTGAGCCTGTAGCCTGTGTTGTTCTTACTGATCTGTACTGCAATGACTACGGCTCTGCCCCCAGCTATCCTGTACTGTGGGTATCCAATGGCAGAGATGGGGATGATACCCCCTTTGGTGAAACGGTGATGATGTGAGTAGCGTAGAGGTAGAGTATAACCGCCAGCTTAAACGTGAAGCCAAGTGGATCGAAGCCTATGAACGATGTCAGTATATAGCTGACACCATAGACCTTGATGCCACAGTGACAGAGTTGGAGTACATAGCTAGTACTCTATCCGACCCTGTACATAGCAGGGTGTTGGAGAGTGCGGCGTTCTTAGTGGGACGGCTAGTCGAAGCCAACAAGATAGCGTCCTCAAAGTTATACACCGAGGAACTACGAAAGGAACTTGCTGATGTACACATATGAGATCGCAGTCTTTGCTTTAGTATTAGCTATAGCGTTTATCGTAGTGCAACAAGCTGTCATACACAAACAACGTAAGGCATTGGATAGGTTTGCCGACACCATTATGGGTTTGGCTAACAGTTCAATGAAAGTAAGTATGGATTCCGATGGGGATGTCCATGTAACAAAAAGGGAAAGATGAATATGCCAAGTATTATAATTGATATGCCGAACCAAAAGCCTATTGATATAACAGAAGAGATCAAGGCTGCTAAGAATGAGGACGCTATGAAAGAAGTTCTCAAGAAGGCAATGAAAAAACAACCCACAACTAGGAGTAAATAATAATGGCTACAGTTAGGTTTAGTGGTGAACTTAGAAACGATATTATTAATAAGGCAAAGAGTCTGTTCAGTGATAGGGACGAGAAAGCACGGAAGAACTACCCTGATACTTGGGGTCAGACAATCTATGATCTGGTGTTCCAAGATAATAAGATTGCTATGCAATCGCTACCTAAAAGTTACTTCCGTAATAATGATGAGGTATCAATAAGAGGTTTTGGTGGTCAGGAGAATGTGTGGTCTACCAGCGATAATTACACTGTTAGTATGAAACTAACTACTCCTTTACCTATACCCAACGAAATAGTTGGAGAGTCACATGGGTTAGTAGGTGAAGCTCGTACCTATGGTGGATGGTATCTCAACCCTTCTGACCCTCGATGGGATACATTCAAGGCTGAGTACAAGAAGTACTGTGATGCTATCCGTAAGATTGAGGATGAAAGAAAAGTCTTTATCGCTGGGGTCAATACAATTATGGACACATACTCTACCCTTGCCCCCGCCATCAAAGCATGGCCTCCGTTATGGGACTTGGTTCCATACGACAAGCAAGAACGACACAAACAGATTGTGGACCGTAAGAAGAAAGAAGTAGTGGTTGAAGGTGTTGATCTAGCATCCATGACTGCCACATCTGCATTGGCTAAATTTACTAAATAGGAGAATTAGATATGAGACCAGTAAACTTGACATCTTATTCAGACTTCGCTGATCTATTTAATACTTGTCGCTCAATTAGTAAGGGTAAACCTTTACCCGGTGGGTGGAGGATGCACCAGCACAACAGGTTGTACGCTGTCTACATAAGTAATATTAAAATCTTCGAGATAGATAGAAATAATAAACTTACATTCACGGTGTCGCAGAGGGAACTGCTAAACTTAAATCATTCGTTGGTTACTGTGCTTTATAAGATCATTCCGCTTATGCTGTCACGCAAACGCAAAGGGGTATACGTTATAAGTAAGATACAAGCCTATCACCCTCCATTGTACCGCTACCTTAATGTAGATCATACTAACACACTTGAGTATTTTACTGGTATGCAATTCGACTTAGCCACACAAACTTGCCTCAACCCACGGCCTAACCTACTTGACACTGTTATACCAAAGGTTCGTAAGCAGTGGCTACGTGATGTGAAGAGGTTCAAGAGAGGACTGAAGGCAAGGGCTAAGGTGGGTGCGCTACAAGGGTACATACAAGAAGTTGTAGAAGATACAGGGTACATACGCAACCTCCACCCTATACCACAGTGGGACTCGCCTGAGATAACACAACAAGTTCTGGAGTGTATGCGTACTGATAAGTACCCCCCTAACTTGCTCAGGTTATTAGTACAGACAGTTAATTTAGGGTGGAGACAAACACATATTACTGATAGTATGGTACTTGAGAACGTAGATACCGTGTTTAATACACACAGCGTACACTATCGAAAAGCCTATGGTGTGTTTGATACTCCAACTTGACAGCGGAGTAAAGTATGATAAGGTGTCGCATATTCTAAGAGCTTAGGTTACTTCCCCAGCCCATACGGTTTGTAACCTACCCCCCACTGTCGCTTGTCGCCTTACAAGTTCCAGTGGGGGGATTGGATAAGGAGAGAGGTTGTGATCTCTAGTATTATATGTTTGGCAACGATGATCTACTTTGAAGCAAGGGACCAACCCCTTATCGGGCAGCTTGCAGTTGGGCAGGTAGCTATGAATCGAGTGAAAGATGACCGTTATCCAGACAATATTTGCGATGTCATCACCCAAGGAAAAATCGACAATCCCTTAGATGCCCCAGTTCTTAGGGACCAATGTCAATTCAGCTTCTACTGCGATGGTAAGAGTGACCAGCCAAAAGACGAGGCTGCGTTTCGTATCGCTGCTAAACTTGCTACTGGTATAGTTAGAGAAGATTGGATAGACCCAACAGAGGGAGCCACACACTACCATTCTATTGAGGTCAGTCCATCTTGGGCAAAGGCAATGACGAGAGAGGTCAGGATTGAAGATCATATTTTCTATAGGTGGGAAAGGAATGTTAGAATGAAAGTTAAGAAACAAGGTTTCCAGCCAACAAGTTCAAAACTAGGTGGTTTAAAAGCTCAGAAGATTAACAGAGGTTGGCCTGACCATATTAAAGATGACGAGAAACGAGAAGAACACTTCGAGCAAGCTATGAAAGGCCAGCGTTTCGATGGTCCGAATGAGGTCAGGTTTAAACAACCTATAAGTAAGGTGATAGACTGGAACAAGTTACAGAAACTAAAACGGACATGACAATGGATTATAATACTTGGTCAATAAGAAATTTAATTCTTAAAATTGAAGCATTAAACACGCAAATTGTAGAATTAATATGGAGAAATAAAGTACTTGAAGACCAGACTGAGAACTTGAAGTGGGATAGAGACAGTGCTCAACGGACAATTCGGAAGTTGAGAGACAAACTATTAGATGAAACGGAGACGTAACATGACAATAATTTTAGCTATCATGGTTGCAGTTGGAGGACTATTCGTATCCAGTAACCAAGAGTTTTTGAAGACTGCTGAAGAACAAGTAGAGCAGGGTGCTACATGGCATTACGTAGGCAAGACCCCCTTAGACCTCAAGGCCCAGTCCATCCCAGCTAGAATATGCGACACTAAATGCGGAGAACCATACATACTATGGAAGCTGAAGTTTCCTGAATGACAGTCATAGTATGGGATGGCATCACCCTAGCCACTGATGCTGCCGCTACTGATGGTGCTGCCCAATGGGAGACAGAGAAGGCATGGGAACTTAACGATATTATAATATCAGGGGCTGGCCCACTACAAACTATACTACAGATGAGACAATGGTATGTTGAGGGTTCGCTCCACAACAAGTTCCCAGACGCACAACTTGGCTTTAATGCGTGTCACTTTGTAGTCGTAAACGAACACGGACTATATAGGTGGGAGCAAGGGCCAATACCCATTGAACATAGACGCACACCGTGTGCCTTCGGTGAAGGTAGAGACTTCGCCTATGGTGCGTTATTCATGGGCGCAACAGCAGAACAAGCTGTAGAAGCAGCGAACAAACACTCAGTCCACTGTGGGTTGGGTGTTAAACTATACACACTAGGAGATAATTATGTTAGAGAAAAGGATACGTATACCATCTAGGAAAGAAGCCGCAGAGGGACAGGCTGTTAAGTTTGACCAAGATAAAATACCATACGAACTGCTAGCCCCTGAGTTCCTTGAGGGTACAGCTACCATACTTAAGTTCGGCGCAGAGAAGTACGGCGCACGTAACTGGGAGGAGGGCATGCACTGGTCACGCCCCTTCGGTGCATTGATGCGTCATATGTGGGCTTGGTGGCGTGGCGAGAAGTTTGATGCTGAGAGTTCCCGCCCTCACCTATGGCATGCCGCTTGTTGTCTTATGTTCCTGATCGCCTATGAAGGACGCAACATAGGTAAGGATGACAGGTAATGGACTTAGTAACGCTAGACTTTGAGACCTATTACTCTAAGGACTATGGCCTTGGTAAGATGACTACTGAAGAGTACGTCAGGCATGATAAGTTTGAGGTGATTGGTGTGTCAATCAAGGTTAATGATGGCCCTACTGATTGGTTCAGCGGTACAATGGAGGGTACACGTACGTTCCTCAACTCGTTGGACTACAGCAACAAGGCTATTCTCTGCCACAACACAGCGTTTGATGGGCTTATCCTATCAGAACACTTCGGTATCAAGCCTAAGTTCTGGTTCGATACCATGTCGATGGCTAAGCCTACGCACAGTGTCACAGTAGGTGGGAGCTTAAAAAACCTAGTGCTTAACTTTGGTCTAGGTGAGAAAGGGACTGAGGTTATTGACGCATTAGGTAAGAGGCGCAAGGACTTTACGCCCACTGACTTAGCCCAGTACGGTGACTATTGTATTAACGATACGGAACTAACATACAAGTTGTTCAAGGAACTAAGGAAAGGTTTTCCTGTCAGCGAACTCATGGTCATTGACCAGACCATACGTATGTATACTGAGTCTGTGATTGAGCTAGATAGGTTTAAGTTAGAAGCCCACCTCAAGGCGGAGCAAGATCGTAAGCTAGCACTCCTCAACAAGTTGGGTAATGGTGACCCAGAGGTTGCCAAGAAATCACTCAACAGCAACCCTAAGTTTGCGTCATTACTATGTTATATGGGCGTGGATATACCAATGAAGACTAGCTTGACCACAGGCAAAGAGACGTTTGCATTTGCTAAGACTGACCAAGGTATGAAGGACTTGCTTGACCATGAAAAGCCAGCGGTACGTGCTATTGTAGGCGTTAGACTTGGCACCAAGTCTACCATAGAGGAGACAAGGACGCAACGATTAATCGAGGTATCTAAGCGTGGGCCTCTGCCTATCATGCTTAAGTACTACGGCGCACACACTGGGCGGTTCAGCGGAGGCGACAAACTAAACCTACAGAACCTGCCCGCTCGCGGGAACAACGTCATACGTACTGCAATATGTTCTCCTGAAGGGCATAAGCTAATCGCTTGCGACTCAAGCCAGATAGAGGCACGTATGCTAGCATATGTAGCAGGGCAACATGATCTGGTAGAAGCGTTTAGGCGTGGTGAAGATGTCTATAAACAGTTTGCCGCTAAGGTTTATAACATACCTGAGACAGAGATCACTAAAGAACAACGCTTCGTTGGTAAGACTTGTATACTAGGTCTAGGTTATGGCATGGGCCATTTAAAATTTCATGATACTATTAAGTTGCAGACCAGTAATGATATAGGTGGAGGAGAAGCTAGGCGTATAGTCAACCTGTATAGAAACACATACCCCATGATTACAGCATTGTGGACACGATGCAATACGCTATTAAGAGATATGGTTAATGGTCAGTCTGGTGTGGTTGGTAACTTTATAGGTTATAGCCCTGATGGTGTTGTCCTACCTAACACAATGGTGCTACGCTACACTGCGCTACGTGCAAGAGATAATGGGTTTGGGTATATAGCTGATGCACGTACGTTTCGTAAGTTCATAGCCGCTAGAGTCACAGACAATACAGCGGATGAGATAGCATGGACTAATATCTATGGGGGTAAGGTGACTGAGAATATTATTCAAGCACTGGCACGTATTGTTATTACAGACCAGATGACTGCTGTCGGTCAACACTACCATGTTGTCTTCCAAGTGCATGATGAGATCATAATCAACACGAGGTCTGATGAAGCACACACAGCACAACAAGTTGTGGAGAAGATAATGAGTACCCCACCAGCGTGGGCAACAACACTACCAGTGGCTTGCGAGTCTGCCATTGGTGATAACTACGGAGAATGTAAGTGACTAAGCCCTTAGCTCACAGTTACTCAGCTCTTAAGCAGTATGATAACTGCCCGAAGCAATACTATATGCAACGTATTACCAAGGAGGTTAAGCCTTCCTTTGGTGAGGCTAGCATTTATGGTAACCGTATACATGAACAGCTTGAGCTACGCCTTAAGGAAGGTACACCCCTGCCGGAAGAGAGTGCAAAGTATGAACCGCTGGCCGTAGCGTTCTTAACACTTGCAGGAGAACTTGTTGCAGAGCAAGAGTTCACCCTAAACAAAGACCTCAAAGCAACAGGTTGGTGGGATGCTGACGCATGGCTAAGAGCCAAGCTAGACATACTTGTTATCAATGGAACCGAGGCAGTGGTTGGTGACTGGAAGACAGGTAAGTACCGACCTGATTTCTTTCAGATGGAACTGTTCGCCATACTTGTGTTCAAGCTATACCCAGACGTACAGCGTGTGAAGTCCTCGCTTATATGGCTTAAGGATATGAAGATAGATACTGAAACTTATACGAGAGAGGACACTCATAAACTATGGGAGAAGTTGATGGGCAAGGTTACTCGCATCGAACAATCTCTCGCTAAAGATCAATGGCCTCCCAAGCCCAGTGGTCTATGCCCTTGGTGTCCAGCAAAAGATTTATGTGAGTTTGGAAGATAAAACTTGACACTGATGTAAGGTAAGACTATATCTATGAGTAATACACCAGAAGGTAAAGTAAAGAAGAAGCTAGAAAAAATGCTGAAGGGTAAGCAGGGAGTGTGGTCTTTCCCTCCCCAAGCTGGCCCCTTCGGATCGGCTGGTATCCCTGACAGAATAGCCTGTGTAAATGGGCATCTGTTAGGGATCGAAGCTAAGGCTGACCATAGTAAAAAGCCCACTGCCTTACAGGAGAAGTGCATGGGTGACATAGAACGTGCAGGTGGTAAGTGTTTCGTTGTATACGATGACGCCACGATTAAGGAAGTAGAGGACTGGATAGATGCTTGTAGTTGAGGAGGCCAAAGCAATAGCTTTGAAACTTAACAACCCACAACGTGTTCTGGAGTGCATACCAACAGCGCACATCATGCCTAAGTATGATAACTTAGTGGTGCTACCTCACAAGCCAGAGGAAGTACGAGTGCTACGTAACCTAGGCATCAAAGCCCCAGCCCCTATCATGCACTACTATGACTGGATAGGAGACTTTACACCCTATGCCCACCAGAAAAGCACTGCCGCTTTCCTTACTATGAATAAGAAAGCACTGGTACTTAATGAAATCGGCACTGGCAAAACTCAGTCTGCTCTGTGGGCCGCAGATTATATGATGAAGATGGGTGTCATTAATAAAGTACTTATCATCTCCCCTTTATCTACACTGGAACGTGTATGGGGTGACGCTATTTTTAAAGGTATGATACACCGAAACCATGTTGTCTTACATGGCACAGCCAAGAAGCGTAAGAAGCTACTGGCTACAGACGTTGACTTCTATATCGTTAACCATGACGGTTTCTCTATTATATCTGATGAAGCAATAGGTATGTTTGACTTAGTTATCATTGATGAAGCGGCTGTCTATCGCACACCTAACACAACACGTTTCAGACTATTCAGTAAATGGATGAACTCTAACCCTGATGTTAGGTTGTGGCTTATGACTGGCACACCTACACCTAACAACCCTACTGACGCATGGTCCCTTGCCAAGTTAGTTGATAGTCCTTATGCACCACGTACATACGGTGGGTTTCGAGATCAGGTAATGCAGAAGTTAGGGCGGTGGTCATACCAACCTAGAGAGACTGCACTTGACACAGTGAAACATGTTCTACAACCAGCAGTAAGGTATACGCGTGATGAGTGTTTTGATTTGCCACCTACTGTGTACCAGACAAGAGAGGTTAAGCTAACACCAGAACAACAGATGCACTACGACAGAATGATGAAAGCATTTATTACTGATGTAGCTGGTGGTGAGCAGATCACCGCAGTTAACGAAGCTGTAAAGTTACAGAAGCTAGTACAGATAGCTTGCGGTGTAGCTTATAATGATGCTGGGGAAAACGTCGAGCTTGATTGTAAACCTAGGGTTCGTGCGGTGTTGGACACTATAGAAGAAGTTGGAGGTAAGGTTATTGTATTTGTTCCCTTGACAGGAACTTTACATATGCTAGAAAAGGAACTGTCAAAACATTACACAATTGGTGTAGTTAACGGAGCAGTTACCAGTAAGAAACGTAATGTTATATTCCAAAGTTTTCAAGAGCGTTCTGATCCTAAGATTATTCTAGCTCACCCTGCTACTATGGCACATGGGCTGACGCTAACAGCGGCTTCATCCATCATCTGGTACGGCCCGATAACAAGTAACGAACAGTATGTACAAGCCAACGGGCGTATAGAAAGAATTGGTAAGCGACATACTTCTAACGTAGTCCATATAGAAGCTACGAAGCTAGAGCGTAAAATGTATAAACGCCTTGAGAACAAGCAACGGCTACAAGGGCTGTTGCTAGACCTGATACAACAAGAACAAGAGGAGTAGATATGTCAAAAGAATTAACAGTAGATGCTGTCATTGATACTTACATTAAGTTAAGAGCGCAGAAAGAAGTGGTCGAAGCTGATGTTAAGGACCGACTAGCTGGCATCAAAGAGAAGATGCTTAAGTTAGAGGCTTGGATACAGGCTAAGTCTGAGGAGACAGGTGTCAAGTCTTTCAAGACTGATGCAGGTACAGCGTTCATGTCCACCGCTGATTTCGCTAGCGTTGGTGATTGGGATGCAGTCCTTGACTTTATTAAGACACACGATGCCTACGATATGTTAAACAAAGCTGTCAATAAAAAGGCAGTGCGTGAATACATTGATGCTAATGGGGCTATCCCAAGTGGTGTAAATTTTGGCACTAAGATTAGTGTCAGCGTACGCCGCCCAACTAAGAAGGCTTAAAGGTATGGAGGCTGTAATGAAAGTCTATGCCATATCTAACGGCTTCCTACTGGAGACAGTTACAGGGGAGGCTACTACTACGTATGCTAAAGATGCTGTAGGTATTGCAGAAGAGATTATAGCACAACAAGCCCGTGCAAAGCTGGATGTCCCAAGACAACAAGAAATGTTTACGGACGTTGACCTTGGCACAAAGCCCAAGACATAGGTAATAACATGGAAACTATACCTCGCATATCACTTAGAAGCTCTATGTTTAATACTGTTGTAGACGGTGAGGTTTCAATCATCTCGACCGACGCTATAGAAGTTGTTGTAGTCGGTGCAAACCCAAACTTATCTAAGGCTTGGTATTCAGACGAATGGAGTCTTGACTCTAGTAATACCACCCCAGATTGTTTTACTTTAAATGGGTTAAAGCCTGACACCAAAAGCCTACAGCCACAAAATGATTTGTGTGCTAGTTGCCATAGAAACTCATGGGGTAGCAGGGTTACCCCTCACGGTACGAGAACTAAATCTTGCGCTGATAAGAAACGGTTAGCCGTTGTTCTTGCTGATGAGCCAGAGGGTATGGTCTATCTGCTAGAAGTCACAGCAACTTCTCTTACAGAATTAAATAAATACGACAAACAACTTAAAGGGAGAGGGATTGCGTCTGACATAGTAAAGACCAGTATATCTTTTGCTCCCAACGTTTCCTTTCCAAAACTTAACTTTAAGTTTGGTGGGTTTATTAACGACGAGACTCAGCCTGCAATAGATAAACTATTCGGGTCTGAACAGGTTAAACAGATAACTGGTGAGATACCTGTGCGTGTTTCAATCTCATCTAATCAACTTCCTGTTGCATCTGACTTTGGTTTTGAAGATGAGACAGGGTTTACAGTGAACTTAGGAGGTTCCTACTACAATGAATAAAACTTTTACTACACCCAAAGGCGTTGCTTACTTCCCATATATTAGTCAGCCTGACACTAAGTTTGATGAGGCTGGAGTATATAAGGTTAATCTTTGCATACCTAAAGCAGAGGCAGAGCCTGTTATTAAACTTATTAACGCGGAAATTCTTAGTGGTATTAAAGGGGTAATAGAGAAATCTAAGAAAGAAGTTAAACAAGCTCCTGTGCCATACCATGACGAGGTGGATGATACTACTGGTGAGCCTACTGGTAACGTCATTATAAAATTTAAATCAAAGGCCGCATATAAACCTGCTGTATTTGATAGTAAGGGTAACATGATGACCTCTCATAATATCTATGGGGGTTCAGCCATAAAGGTAAATGGCTCTATTGCTTTTTATTCTAGCCCCTCAATTGGAGCAGGGGTTACACTTAGACTAAGAGCAGTGCAGATCATTGAGTATGTTGAAGGTGCTGATGGTGCTACCAAGTTTGGGTTTGATTCAGAGGATGGATTTACTGTTGAAGGTCCGGCTGCGGAGATTAAAGACACTCCAACCGTTGTCGAAGCAGCACCGGTATTTACACCGACACTCGTACCAGAACCTGTTGCACAGCCTGTACCTACACCTGCACCTGCACCAGTTGTAGTAGCAGAGGAGCCTGTTGCCGCACCTGTTGCTGACGCTAGTACCGCTGGTCTAGCTGATGAGATCACTGCACTAATGGCGCAAGTGGAGGCAGATGATGCCTAACACAGAAGAAGCAAAGCCCATTGACTTTAATGGTGTTGAGGCTCTTCGGAAACATATGTTACTTAACGCATCTCAAATGGCTAAATTTCTTGGGGTGTCTCGAGTGACATATGGAGGCTGGATTAAAGGAAAGCCTATCCGCAAGGGAAACAACCTGATGGTACGTGCGGCACTAAAGAAACTGTTCGTACTGGTAGCTGATGATGAGCAACCGTGGCCTGCTCCAGAGGTAATTGCTATGGCTCCAGCGCAACGGTTCAATACGTTACTTGAGTTAACGAAAGAAGAAGAGTAACATCTATATTCGAGGGGGGCTTCGGTCCTCCTCAGAATATAACATGGGGAAATATGTCAATGGATACGCTAAGTTTTCTTAAGCGTGTTCTCCCAGCCGAAGGCTTCTACTGTGCGACTGTAATAAACAACGGCTCTGTCTCACAACAAACGTTCTTCGGTTCCGTGGAGGAACTCGCAACCAACTGTAACCGCTTTGATGAAGCTGGCAACAACACATACTACGCAACATCAACATTTAAAACTAAATTTAACCGTACTCAGGACAACACTAAACTATCTAAAACTCTATTCTTAGATATAGACTGTGGCCCTGATAAAGTAGATCAAGTCGATAAGAATGGCGATCCGGTACCAGACAAGGGTTACCCTAGCCAAGCTCTAGGTCTACAAGCTCTACTAGATTTTATCAACGTCACTAAGATGCCAGAGCCTTTGATCGTATCGTCTGGTCGTGGACTTCATATATACTGGGTGCTTGATAAAGCCCTGCCTAAGAATGAGTGGCAACCACTAGCTGATGCGTTGAAGGCTACGTTTAAAGTGAATGAGTTTCTGTTTGACCCTGCGGTTACAGCAGACAGCGCAAGGGTGTTGCGTCCAGTAGGGACACATAATCCCAAGAATGGTAAGGAAGTTAAACTTTTACGTGACGCCCCGGACTACGATAAACAAACACTCCAGAACATCTTGGGGGCTGTAACACCAACTACAGCGCCGAGCGCTGTACATTCAGCCCCTACGTTTGAGATCAAACAAGACTTTGAACCATCAAATCCTGACACTATTTATAATAGTTGCCAGCAGGTACGGTGGGGTGTGGACAATCAAGATAAAGTATCAGAGCCTATGTGGTATAGCCTGATCGGTATTGCCGCACACTGTCAGAATCCAGAAGAGACAGCTAAGAACTGGAGCATGAACCACCCAGATTATAACGAGGCTAGCACACTTAATAAATTACGTCAGTGGCAAGCACGGACTACAGGACCAGCAACCTGCAAGAAGTTGGAGGAGGATAAGCCGAAGGGCTGTGACAAATGCCCATTGAAGGGAAACATTACGTCGCCAGCTATGTGTGGTAGGGTGTATAAAGAAACCAAGATGGCGGCAGATGCTCCTGATGAAGTGGCTCATAGGGTTAGCCCTCCTAAACCATTCAAGGTATCTGGTGATATTATAGTGCAGGCAATAGATGGCACAGAGGTAGAAATTTCTCCGTTCCTTATATACCCAGTAGGTTATGGGCGTGACGATAGCTTAGGCTACGAGACCGTACGATTTAAATGGAAGAGGCCACATGAAGGATGGCAAGACTTAGTATTTAGGCAAGCACATCTCAACTCTAAGAGCCGAGAGTTCCCCACTGTTATTGCAGATCAGGGGATAGTTCTTAAGACTGAGAAGCAGATACAAGGATTTCAATACATGCTACGTGGATACATGGACGAACTACGCAAGACTCAATCAATGTCTAACATTCATGGGGTCATGGGATGGAAGGATAACTTCAGCCAATTTGTTATTGGCGAACGTTTATATAAACGGAAAGAAGACGGCACTATAACTGTAGAAGATGTGTCCCTGTCATACTCTGCGTCTAACATGGGCAGTAAGATGTACAGCATGGCTGGCTCTGCTGACGCATGGACAAGTGCTACCAACGTGTTGCAGACAGCAAACCTACCACATCATATATTCGCAATTAACAACTCTCTAGCCGCACCACTATGGGCAATGATTGGTCTTAAAGGTGTGACCATTTCCCTGTTTGGTCCGTCAGGTAGTGGTAAATCTATTGCCCAGTTGTTTATGCAGAGCGTATGGGGTAACCCAGACAAGCTACATTTTGCGGCTAAGTTCACGCACAATGCTTTGTTTAACAGGTTGGGTACATATTGTAATCTGCCTATGACTATAGACGAAGCGACCATGATGGAGGACGTAGGTAATTTCTGTTACTGGGTGACACAAGGTAAGGACAAGCAACGACTCACACGCACTGGCGGTGAACGAGATGCCAAAGAGTGGGCAACAAGTGTGACAGTATCCACCAACATATCTTTTGCTTCCAAGATGGCGGCATCAGGCATAGAGACTAGCGCACAGATGGCAAGGCTATTAGAGATAGAGATGCCCCCTCATAAATTATTCAAGGAGACTAGTGACGCAGGTCGTAAGTTCTCAGAGTTTTTATCAGATAACCACGGAGTTGTTGGTGACCTGTTAATGAAAGAGTACTTACGTTTAGGTAAGACTGAGTTGAAGAGACGTATAGCTGAGACTACGCTTCAGTTTGCAAAAATATATGGGCTTAAATTTGCTGGTGTTGAGCGCTTCTGGGAGGCGGCACTCGTACTACAACATGTTGCCTGCACGATAGCTACAGAGATTGGACTTATATCCTATGACTTTGCTATTGGTATACGGTTAGTTGTTGACCAGATTGAGGGGCTTCGTACTAAGGCAGACGAGAGTCGTATCACTGGGTTTGATATTATTAAAGAATACCTAAACGAGAACGCCGCTGACATTTTAACCATCATGCACACAACCAGTGGTAACATCCCTGCAACCCATGACATTAACCGTGAGCCACGGGGTGAGATCAAAGCACGATTTGATGTGTATCGTAATGCCCCTATGGATAAGTTTGATAAGGGTACAGTGATGCTAGTGCGTAAGAAATTTAAAGAGTACGTAGCTAGCCGTGGGTATGACTACAACGCGTTGTGTCGTGAGGTTGCTGAGGTAGGCGCAGATGCCACACCTCGTACAAAGAAAGTATCTATAAGTAAGGACACTAACCTCAAAGCAGGACAGCATTATGTGCTAGGCATTAACCTTAGTAACATGGAGATGGTAGGCTTCCTTGACATTGCACAACAAGGTGCAGAAGATATGACGCTAGGACAAATCGGGGTAGTGTAGGGGGCTAGATTCTTTCTTCCTCTATCCACTCTAGTTTTTTAAAGTTGTTACCGCTACTTACCAAACAGCTTATCTCATTTGCTATTCCTGTGTGTACAACAGTAAACGAACCTGCATCACTAACGAATACAGTTAGCACAATGCTATTACCAAACACGCCTGAGTATACCGGCTTCTCTTTGAACTTCCTGTCTAGGAATAGAATCACTGCATCAGCAGGAGCACACCGTAGAACAGGTTGTGCTATGACTGTCGGAGCAACGCTGGGGGCCCTTGAAGATTGACACCCTGCCAAGGACAAAAGTATTAACAGTAATGGTGCGGCTAAAGTAACAGCTATAATTAATAAATTCTTGGGGGCCATGCGGCTATCTAACGTTGGTTAACGCGGTCAAGGTTGTCAGGAAGATTGCCTTTTGTATCAAGCCCATACGCAAGCATTAGGTCTTTCTGCATAGCCCGCACTGACTTAGGTGCTGACTTTAATAAACGCCCTGTTGCAGTACGTTTAGCCTCTCTTGCGGAACGGCTTGCAGAAGCTGTGAAGTTACGAATATAGAATGGTGACTTCTTACCAGCATCTCGGTTCCACTCTCTGACTTCCTGTCTAACAAGGCGACGTTCCTTTGCTGTATCAGCTTTGCGGTATCGTGCAACAAAACCTTCTTTAATAACCCTACTGTAATCTCTAGCACGTTGAGTCATACGGTTAATATCGTACTGGGTAGTAGCCGCAGATGGGTAGAACCCTAACATACGAGTTACCATATCAAACGGACCAAAATCTTTAGCTACCACCTGCCCACGTTTATTAGTAATAGTACCATCAGACATAAATATAAAGCTCTCGGCTATAGCTTTAAGACCAGATGAACCTAAACCTGTACGAGCTATATCTTCAAAGCTGGTTACATCAGGCTTTAGGCCAACAGTCTCAGCGGCATAGTTTGTTATTAACGCAGTACCACCTACTATACCCTGCATGGCTGATACTATAGGACCAGCAATATCTGCAAGTTCCCTACCAGTATCAGAGCCAGCAAGGAAAAAAGTAGTACCCGGCAACAAGTTACCGTGGCCTAGACGGTTAGATACTGTTGCGCCTAGCAAGTAATCTCCAAGACCACGCATTAAAATACGAGACGAACCGGGGATCATAGCCTCCGATATTTCTGAAACATAAGCCTCAACCCCTTTAGATTTGATTCCAAACTTCTGCATTAATGTGTCCACCAAATCCATAAAGTCTTCAGCAAATGGTATACCTTTTACACCACTCATCAAAACAAGAAGCCCAAGCATAATCAGACGTTCCCTAGTACCAAGGTTACGCATCAGTTGAACTGTAATAACCACAAACTGCTTATACATATACAGGTACTGAGCAACATTACCACGGGCAAGGTGAGGGCGGTTGTACTGTGCGTAGTTACCTTGGGATGCGTTAACCGCAGTAATTGATCGAGCGTATACGTGCTTTGCCGCATCTGTTTTACCTGTAGCAAAGTCACTTTCCTTTGCCCCAGCTTTTAGCTGTCGTTCTTTTTCCAGACGATAGGAAGCTAGTGCCGTAACGCGTCGGTTATACTGTTCAGTTTTAGAGAATAACTTCATCCACGTTTCAGTCATCCTTGCTAGTTGATTGGATTGTTTACCTGTACGTGACGTACCAACCAGAGCGTTAAACATATTAGGTGTTAGCACACCCTTCTCTGTTAGCGACTGTAGGAACTGTAGCTCATCCCTTGTCATATTGTAGACACGCTCACCTTCTTTCCACACTTTAGGATTTTCTTTAGTGCCGTTAAGTAACACATCAAGTTTGGCCGCAGTACCAGTTACGTCGTCCATCTTGAGAACAGCTTTGATAAGAGACATATCACTGCCTGCTCTGTAGATAGCTGCCGCTGCTGCACTGGGACCAAAGCCACCACCATATCCGGTCTTGTTGTTTATTGTAGATAGGTATGGTATGGCGTGACTACCTAACGAAGTTAAGTTAATAAGGGCTGGAGCTATTGCGCCACCTAATTGCATAGCAGCAGTGACTGTGGCAAATTTACCAAACATCTTACCAAATTTTTCTTCACCAGTAGCTTCAGCAATGTTAGCCGTGTTGTTGTAAAACTCTACTAGTTTATTAGCGTCATCTATATATTGTCCTGCTTTACCTTTTCCGTTTACTTTACCTTCGCTAAGGTCTCTATTTAAAATAATTATATTCTCTTTAGAAGAAGACTCTATGTATGAATGTTGGTATGATGTCATATCCATAAAGGCAAGGTCTGACTTTGCTTCGTTATAACCTTTACGGCTTTTATTAGCTGCGTCTCTGTAAGCATTTTGCCTTCGCTCAAGCTCTCTTCGATTACCATTCCATAGATTAGGCTCCGCAGTTTTATCTGCAACAACACGAGAGACTTGGTGCTTGAACCGGTTCTTACCTGCTATGTGTGTTTGTGTCTCAAGATGCTCTGCTATATTACGCATCATATCATTTTCCCAACCGGGCTGTTGTTTAAACTCCATCCGTTTACGTGCAACAGAATGCTGGCCGGTCATCATTTTTATTAGATTGTCACGATCTTTTTGTTTTAAAGAAATACCAGCGCGTAATAATGTGTTGGCTACATCATCATAGTTTACGCCATTAGCAAGAGTAGAAGTTGAACTAGCAGTGCTACTTTCAGCACGGAATACAATATCATTTACGATGTCCGGATTAATAGTACCGTCTTCATTTGCTTTTTGATTACCGCCTTCTACCCTTATTTTAGTTTCGGTTGTATCATAAGTATTAAACTCTTTATTTAACGCATCACGTATATCATTAGCTTCTTTTTTGCTATTAGTACGCGTGTAATACAGCATTGACTTAACGCTTTCGTCAAGGTCAACAGGTACTTCTTTACCGTTTTCTATTCTATAAGCCTGAACACGAACCTGAAATTTCCCCCTGCGAACAAATGGTACATACGAAGTAAGCATTTCGTTTATAGCTTTGTACTCAGCGTTAATTAATTGTGAGTTTGAAATTTCTAAATCTTGAATTGTTCTGCGAGCATCCAGTTCTCTTCGCTCACTTAATTGAGCTTTGTTAAGAACTTTTAGCTTTTCTACTAACTCAGAAAAATCTTGTGGGAAATCTTTATCTTTACGGAACGCTTCAAGACCAGCGTCGTTAGGGTCAGAAGACCCGTTGATCCAGTCATTTAATTTACGGTCTCCGTTCTTACTATCCATAACGCGCATAGCTTGGTATATAAATACTCTAGCTGCTTCAATAGACTCAGGATTCCACTCAAACTTGTTGCCTTTTGTTATAGGTTTAGCCTGATATAATTTACTGTGGATAGCAGATAGCTCATGCAGTATACGACCTTGCTCTGGAGTTAATTTATTTTTTCTTACAATGTCGTCTATCTCTATTTTCTGAGAGCCAAGCATACCTATAACTTTATCTTCGTAAACCATTATAGAGGCTTCATTTACGGCATTACGTTGCTCAGTGTATAACCTCCATACCCGATCAGTAATTTTAAAATCAGGCTTATATATTCTGGGGCCTCCTTTAATTATATTACCTGCATCATCTTTCTTTGGGGTTCTAAGACCAGCTTCAAACTGTTTACGGGTAACGCTACCGGCATCTATAACTTTTTTAATAACCTCTTCATTGCGGGTTACTGCACCTTCTGGGCTAATATTTAACAGGCTACCTTGTTCCCGTATAAGTGCCTCAGAGCCTTCTTCATAGCGGAATAAACGTGCCTCCTGTAGCAACTGGTTAGCTTGGTCACGCTCAAACTTTTGAGGAGGTGGTCCATTCTGCCAATCATTCTCGTTTTCTTTTGTAACTTTTTGCCTAGTACCAGTAAGGATACGTGATACAGGATCGTAACGATGAGAAAAGTTAGTCTTATCATTTAGAATAGTTTGTAGCCGTTTGACATGCTCAGACTGGTTTTCAAAAATTTTATATAGTTCTTGCAGGCCACGGTTGCGGATAGCTTTCTGGTCTAATGTCTGTAGTATTTCTGCGAACCGTCCAAAGTTAGTAGCAAAGTTGCTGACAGTTGCAGAAAGTTTTCCAACGTTTGTATCGATACCTTCAGCAGATGTCATATCTCCTGCAATATCTGTTAGGGTAGACCATAGCCCTTCACTACTAACCTGACCGGATAAAATTTTATGGGAGAACGCTGAGCTAGCTAGGTTGTCTGATGAACGTCCCTCAACGTAACGGTCCTGTATGTCCATTAGGTCAGAGTATATACCGTTTGCAGAGACATCACCTGTTGTTCCATTGCGTAGCATACGCCGAGACTGGTTAACATAATAGCGGGCCATATCGTCAGAGAACTTAACTCCAAGTTTATTAAGGAACGTTTTAATAGCGTTCCACACTCTCATAATAGTTTGAGATTCAATGACCCCTGCAAGATCAGCCACAGCTTCTTCTACAGCTTCAGTCTTATTCATATTATATACTGACATACGACGGATAGCTTCTGCACGAATACGAGGGTCAGTATCGTATATGTTATCCATCAGTGTTTTTAACTTAGCCTTTGGCATAATAGATGCTAGACCAAAGTGCCCAATAATTTCGTGGCCTAGAACAAATGCAAGGTGCTGTTTATTCTTAATGTTATTGCGGAAGATAACTACAGTGTTGCCAAAAGAATGAGCTGCTGTATTCTCATTAATAATATTTTTATTGTCAGGACGAGAAGCTACAGCCTCTCTATATTTCTTTGGGTATTTTTTCTTAAACTCTGCAAGATCAGCAACATTCATAACAAGTGGTTTCACTTTTTTGTTTAGCCCTTTAACCACTTTGTTTATATAAGTCCGTTGAGAGTTAGTAGGCATAGGCTGAGTAATAGGTCTTCCTGTTTCTATATTAGAGTTACGACCTTCAACAGGACGAGTGTCAGCTATATCTAGCTTTTCCTGTGTAGACTGCTCAGCAGAAGTTGGACGCTTTAACTTACCATTCTCAATAGTAGTTGTATTATTAGGGAACCAATCACTAAGTGGCGCACCTTCAACTACAAAGCTAAGGTCTGCACCATCTGCAACTAAACTGGAAACTCTACTAGCAAATGCTTTAGGACTATTTTGTAAAAACGCAATAGTTTTTCTGTTGATAACGGGGTCACTAATCATATCAAATAAAGCAAAAGTAGCTAAGTCAGCTTGACCACTTCTTTTACTTGACTCTTTTACTTCAGCAACAATATCTTCAACAGTAGCATCAGGGTTACTGCCCAAACTTTTTGTTATATCGTTAATACGAGCACTAGGTTTAGTGGGGACAACATTGTTTTTAGCTATTACAGCTATAGTATCTATGTACCAACCCATATCTAAGGCAATGCGCACCCAGTCTCGTTCTACCCCTGCAACCCCGTCTTTTGTGGTAGTAAATGTTTTTCCTAATGTACTGCCGGAAACAAGATATTCGTCAGCTAACTCTAGGAAAACTTCTCTTGACATAGCGAGTTGTTTTGGTGACTCCCATAGTATACCAGTGCCTTCAGGCTGGTTAATTAAAGCAGCCATCTCGTTCCACCATACGTTTTTCTTACCAGTAGGTGGATTAAACAATACATCCGTCATTAGGATGCGAGCACCTTTTTTAAAGTCAAGTTCTTCTGTACGGCCAGCGGCTGTTTCCATAAGCCCTTTGGCTAACGTTAACCGATCTTCGCCTCTTCCTAATGTGTTAGGGTCTTGGTTAAGATTTATCGTGGGCTGAGATGCTTCTGGTTTCTTATCCGTAGGTATTAAACGTATTTGGCGTTGTGTTGGGTCCGTCAAACTAAGTCTAAACTCTGCTCCGCCGGGAGCTATTGCTCCTTCAGGAAAATTCTGCCACTCATCAGTAGCCTCAAAAATTATATCAGCGGGTTGTTGTTTTTTCCTGACAGCGGGTTCCGGCTTAACCGGTTCAGATGGCTTCGTCTTTTTCTTTTCACCTTTTGGGTCTTCGACTTGCTGCCCCGCACCTTTTGTACCACGTTTAAGGGCTGCTGCTCCTTTTGGAGTTGGCTTAGAACCTGCGGGTTGTTTTGGCTTAGCCACTTTTGCTGAGCTTGACTTCTTACTCCGGGTTTTAGCTTTGGCTTTTTTGCTTGCATCTTTCTTCCCTTCAGGTAAGTCCATCTCCGTCTGGGCTTCATTCTCAAAACGTTGGGCTTCATTCTCAAAACGTTGGGCTTCTAGGTCTTCAAGTAATACGCCATCGTTATTAACAATGTTAGGGTGGTTACGTTGTATCTCAGCAACAATCTGCGC